GACGATATAGAAGAGGTAGANGAGTCAGAAGAAGACGACGGAATCGAAGGTTCAGAAGAGCCGAGCGATGATGTTGATTCTGCTATTAACCAAATCTCTAAAACAATCACCGCTGCAGCTACAGCTCATGCAATGAAAAAAATCGAAGCTAGTTATGGTTCAATGAAAGAAGACTTAGACGCACTCTGTGCTGAAGACGATTCTTTAACTGAAGAATTCAAGACTAAAGCCTCGACTATTTTTGAAGCTGCTGTAACCTCAAAGGTCAGAGAACACGTACAATCGATCGAAGAATCTTATGCTGATTATGTATCTGAAGAAGTTAATGAACTTCATGAAGGTCTTATCGATAAGATTGACAGCTACTTAACTTATGTAGCTGAACAATGGATTGAGAAGAACGAAGTTGCTGTTACTAATACTCTTCGCTCGGATATTGCAGAAGGCTTTATGTCTTCTCTTAAATCCACATTCATCGAACATTATATCGAAATGCCAGAAGGTAAGACAGATATGTTCGACGAAGTAGCTCAACAAAATGCAGAACTAACCGAAGATGTTGAATCAAAAGAAGAAACAATCAATGCACTTGCTGAAGAAGTAATTGTTTTGAAGAAAGCTTCTCTTGTCACTGAACTATCTGAAGGTCTAGCCGATACTGATGTTGCTAAGTTCAAAGAACTTACTAAAGATATCGTATTTGAATCGGCCGAGGCGTTCTCCAAGAAAGCTAAAATCGTTCGTGAATCTTATTTCTCGAAGAAAAGTACAGTTGCAGAAACCGTAAAATCTGAAAACAAAAATACAAAAACCGAAGTCATGGTAGAAGAAGTGAAAGAAGAAAGTGATGGACTTTCACCTCTAATGAGTCGGTATGTCAATGCTACCGCTAAATTAAATAGCGAAGCATTTTAACCCATAGTCACATTTAACTAAACTAACAACAAATAGAAAAGGAATTATTAAAAATGTTTAATTCAGAAAATGCTCAAAAGAAGTGGGCTCCTCTATTGGAACATGGCGATTGCGCCCCAATTAAGGACTCATATCGTAAAGCGGTTACTGCCGTTTTGCTTGAAAATCAAGAAAAAGCTCTGCGCGAAACCGCATCGCACTCTAGTTTTCAAATCAATGAAACTAACGATACAGTTGCCGGTTCTGCACAGAACTTCGACCCAGTATTGATTGCTCTTGTACGTCGTGCTATGCCATCGCTTATTGCGTATGACGTAGCTGGTGTTCAGCCAATGAGTGGACCAACTGGTCTTGTATTCTCTATGGTATCTCAGTACAAAGCTAATACAGCTACTGGTGTAACATCTGGTGCTGAAGCGCTATTCGATGAAGCAGAAACTGCTTTCTCTGGTGATTCTCCAGGTACTGGTCATTCAACTGCTGATGGTGAAGCTCTTATCTCTACTGCCTCTGATGGCACTAAGATGAATGCAATGGGCTTCGAGATTCGCAAGTCTAGCGTTGAAGCTAAGACTCGTGCTCTTAAAGCTGGTTACACAATGGAACTTGCACAAGACCTTAAAGCAATTCATGGTCTTGATGCTGAAGCTGAACTTGCTAATATCCTCTCAACTGAAATCCTTTCGGAAATCAATCGTGAGATGATTGACAGAATCAAGTCTGATGCGATCGATACTGCTGTTGGTTCACCAGGTACCGGATTCGATGGCGATACAGCTAATGACAATCTTGGCGCTCGTTGGGCTCAAGAGAAGTTCCAAGCACTAGCATATCAAATCGATAAAACTGCTAATGCAATTGGTGTTGCAACTCGTCGTGGTAAAGGTAACTTCGTTATCGTATCCCCAAATATTGGTTCAGCTCTTGCCGCATCTGGATACCTCCAGTATGGTGAAGCTCTTGAGAAGAATGGTCTTAACATTGACGCTCAAGTATCCACATTTGCTGGTACACTTAACGGTTCGCTTAAAGTCTATGTAGACCCTTATGCAGCTACTGAAACAGTGGTTGTTGGATATCGTGGAGCTTCTCCTTACGATGCCGGTCTATTCTATTGCCCATACGTCCCACTCACAATGGTGAAGGCTGTAGGCGAGGAAGACTTCCAGCCACGTATCGCGTTCAAGACTCGTTATGGCATGACAGCAAATCCGTTTGCTCAAGCATACACAGCAGGTAAGAACGACAGTCCTTTCGCACCGGGTGCAAATCCGTACTTCGCGAAGTTCAACGTTGCAGGTCTGTAATCTTTACGAAAACTAAAGATTCTTTTAAGGGGGCTCCTAACGGGGCCTCCTTTTTTGTATAAATAGATATATGAGTAATCTAACAGACAATTTAAACATGCTTTCACCTGGCAATTTTAAGGTGACTATCGACTCAAAAGAATTTGCTAATGTACAGTTCTTCTGTACAGCGGCGAATGTACCAGCGTTATCGGCTTCTGAAATATTGCAGGGATATGGTAATAGAAACTCGTATTTTCCAGGTGACACCCTAGAGTACGGTACATTTGATATTACTTTCATTGTCGATGAAGAGATGCAAAACTATATCGAAATACAGAGTTGGATTAAAAAGAATGCTGACCATAATGTAAGCACAACTAAAAAGACTAGCTTTAACCACGAAGAAAAGCTAAAAGATATTACGCTATCTATTCAAACTAATAAAGCCACAATCAATAAACAAATACGATTTGTTGATACATTTCCTACTTCATTGGGAGACTTAAGTTTTACAACTCAAGATACTTCAGTTGAATATGTAACGTGTTCGGTAACCTTTAGGTATAACCGGTTCGAGTTTATTAGATAATTGTCTTTACAAATAGCGCACTTTGTGTTATAGTATATATTATGTCTAGAGATTTGAAAGAAGAATTCACTAAAATTTACAGAACTAATCGCTGGCAGAGCAATGAGAGTAGAAGCGGCAAAGGAAGCGAACTCGCGCAAACTAAAACTATTGTAAATAAAATTCCAACTTTAATAAAGACATGGGAAATCAAGTCTATGTTGGATATTCCCTGTGGCGACTTCAATTACATGAAAGAGATTGATTTAGCATGCGATTATATTGGTGCAGATATCGTAGAACCTTTGATAGAACAGAATCGCATTACGTATAAAGACATAGACTTTAGATGTCTTAATGTTATATCAGACACTCTTCCGACGGTCGATCTAGTGTTGGTTCGTGATTGCTTTGTACATTTATCAAACCACGACGTTTCTACGGCTATCGCAAATATCAAAAGAGCTGGTGCAAAATATCTTCTCGTTACATCTTTTCCTAATACGCGAGTTAATTTAGATTTAAGAAAGGCTGGGTGGAGAAAATTAAATATGTCAGCTGAGCCATTCAACCTACACGCTTCAGCAACTATTAACGAAGATTTCTTTAAAGACCACAATAGTGACAAATCTCTTATCTTAGTTACCCTTTAACAAAAATTATAAATAATACTATGGAAAATGATATTGAAATGATAATTGCGCTAGCCGTTGCAGTATTTATTGCATTCTGCTATGCTAAGACTAAATGACTATTGAGCAAATACTAGAAATGTGGAAGAAAGATGCTCCGATTGATGATATCGATTTGGACAAGTCTTCTACTGATACACCAAAGCTTCATTCGAAGTATCTTGAAATATTAACTGTGTCTAAACTACAACTTAAGAGATTGAATCTAAAGATTGCTTCACTTAAAAAAGACAAGTGGTTATATTATACAGGCAAGATGACTAAAGAAGATATGGATTCAAAGGGTTGGGACTACGATCCGTATAAGGGTGGAACTAAACCACTTAAAGGTGATATGGATTATTACTATGATTCAGACCCACACATTCAAGAGTTGGTTGCTAAGATAGAATACCAACAAACGCTAGTTGATACACTAGAAGAAATAATGAATGTGATTCGTTGGAGACACTCTACGATTAAGAACGTAATTGATTGGCGCAGATTTTCAGCTGGCGGGTAGTATAAATAACTACTATGAGTGACATCGTTATAACCAAAAATGATGAAGTTGATATTATCGTAAAATCAAATGATTCTGGTATCGTAATGGAACTAAGTGAGTTCTTTACTTTCTATGTACCTGGATATAAATTTGTACCTTCATACCGTAATAAACTGTGGGATGGTAAGATAAGACTATATGATACCCGCAATAACACACTCCCTAGTGGTTTACTATACCACGTAGAGAAATTTGCATCACAACGAGGATACGAAATACTTAATGAAATACAACAAGCGAATACTGAAAATTGTAATATACCTGAACTTAGCCTATCTAATAGCGGGAATCCTATCAGTCTGCGTGATTATCAATCTGTAGCAATTAATCATGCGTTAAAGTTTAGACGCTCTCTTTTGGTTTCTCCTACAGGTTCTGGTAAGTCTCTTATGATTTATATGATACTTCGTTGGTATCTNGAAGCTTCCAATAAGAATGCTCTGATTGTAGTTCCAACGACTTCTCTTGTAGAACAACTATGGAAAGACTTTGCTGACTATGCCTCTAATGACGATACCTTCGAGGCCGATCAAGTCCATAAGATATATGCAGGAAAAGAAAAAGATTCGTTTCCCCAAAGAGTTGTAATTACTACCTGGCAGTCAGTCTTTAAGATGCCACGCAATTGGTTTGAAGATTACGAAATGGTTGTGGGAGATGAGGCTCACCTGTTTAAAGCCAAATCATTAACTACTATAATGGGCCATCTAAGAAATGCGTGGTTAAGAATAGGAACCACGGGAACTCTTGATGGAACTAAAGTGCATAAGCTTGTATTAGAAGGTGCCTTTGGTCCTACCTTTAATGTAACATCCACTAAGAAACTAATCGAATCAGAAACTCTTTCTGCGCTGTCTATCGATGTACTACATATGCAATATCCAGATGCTGAGAAAAAAGCTTTTGGCA